CTTGCAGATCTCTAGCCAAGCAGCCTCAGTGAGTTCGCCTCGCAAATTGTCCGTGGCCGCCTTATAGTCACCAGAAAGGTAAGACAGGCCATCCGCCAACTGCGCCCCGATCACTTCATTCAGGATCTGGGGGCTTGCGTACTCTCCGATGAGTCGGAACGTGGGATGTGATTTCAGGACCCGCCACATGAATCTCTGCATAGGCTTTAAGCAGAAATATGTGAGAGGCGGTCCCTTACTGATCACTCTGACCTTCAAGGCTTCGGCCAGAGCTACAAGTTCCACGTCGGGTTCTTCTTCCAATGCATCTTTCAAGACCTCGAAGTAGATGCTGGTGAACCTGTCCCGGAGTCGCAATTTGTTGGTTTGCGAGAACACGCGAACGTCGTGCGTTGCATTTCTCCTCCCCTCCTCAGCTTGATCAACGACGTAATCATCGTGCTTGAGGGTCCATTCAGACTGACCAAGATACCGCGTCATGGTGTCTGAGGTGATGGACGAAACTTCAACAAACTCTGGCAGTACTGTTTCGCCATGGATGTATGCTAGGTCGAGCATCTCACCCAACGTTCCGTATGCAGAACGAGTGTTGTTGTAATTCGCGGAGAGCGAGGGCATGAGCCCGTCCAGGGAGTCTGCCACGTCGAACTTGTGGCCCCGGAAAGTCTCACGGACTGTTGCTCGGACTTCTGTGAGCAAGTCATCGAAGGTGAAAGTACTTGGTTGACCCTCCTTATCCTCCAGCACAACTGCTGGGGTAGGTGGTGTGAACGTCGTCAACTTTCGGAAAGTCTCAACCTTGGCGTTCGAGAGCTGTTGCTTGCTCGGCCGAGGGAAACCCTTCTTTGACTGGAGAACGCTTGTCAGTAAGCTAATTCTCCTGTGGGGATCATCACGGTGTTGGTACAGGAACCGTCGAATGAATCGTTGCGCACTTCCGCACATCAAGTCACCCGGGTTGTCCAGAACATCCGGATCGGGGCACTTCGGTACAGTGTCCCCGGTGTGGAAAGAGAAGAAAGCGGCGATTTTGTACTTTGCCCACTTCATCCACCCACACGTCCGCGCACAAGCGGACCAGAACCTAACGGTCTTCTCAAACCCCGAACCTTCTCGCGTAGCGCGGAAGTAGTCGGTGCTCTTAAATCCATAGAGTTCCAGAAGTCCAACGAGGCACTTGATGCAAAGTCTTATGCACTCCTCGTCTGTCAGTGCTTGGTCTGGTGCACTGGAAGGTTTAGGGCAAGCCTGCCCAACGTTACCTATCATGTCGCTGCTCATTGTCGAAGGAAATCGATAGAGCGGTGTTAGTTACTACGGATTGATACACTG